CCAAGCATATAAAATCTTATAAAGTATGGCCTTTTCATATTTTTTTAAAATTGAATAATCTTCATGTTTATACTGTTTTCTTTTATTTACGATATTATGAAATTCAAATATGAATTTTTTGAAACTTTCTTTATCAGTAATGTATTTATAATTATAATATTTTAACATATGCATAGCATGACCTGAGCATTCTGGACATGGTAATACACTACATATATTTTTAATAAAATTAATCAAATTTTCCTTTTCATTATTAAATTCTTCTTCTTTAATTTTTTCTGCTAAAGTATGAAATAATAACCATGTGTAATAACCCCATTCCATATTATTATTATCCCTTTTCATTTTAATTATATATATATAAAGAGTTTTTATGATATAATTATATTAATGACGAATTATATCATAGAAGATGATATTGATTTTTATCAAGAATTAAATATGTCTTCAAATAAAGATTTGAATGATGTATGTTTAATTAGTAATGAACAACTAAATAAAAATAGTATTAAATTACCTTGTAATCATACATTCAATTATTTACCTTTATATACAGAAATATGTAAGCAAAAAACTAAATTTAATAGTTTAGAAATAACTAAATTGAAAACATATCAAATAAAATGTCCTTATTGTAGATTAATAATAAATAATTTATTACCATTTAATCCTGATGTTGAAGGTGTTTTGAAAATTAGATATGTTAATTCTCCCTCTAAGTATAGTTTTTATCCAAATAAATGTAAATATATATTTAAATCAGGTAAAAGTAAAGGAAAATTATGTAATAAAAATAGTTTACATGATTACTGTTGTTCACATAATAAAACCAAGCCACCTGTAGAAGAACATAATACTGAATTGTGTACAGCTGTATTAAAATCAGGTAATAATAAAGGTAAGCAATGTGGTTGTAAAATACACGAATCAAGTTTATGTAAAAGACATTGGAATATTAATAATAAATAAAAGATTTAATAATATTATATAAATATAATATACTATTATTAAGTATTTATGGAAACCAAAGATCAATTAGTACAACATATAAAAGAATGGATTGGAGTTGATGAAGAAATAAAATCATTACAAAAAGAGATAAAAACACGAAAAGAAAAACAAAAGGATCTTACCAAGGGTTTAATGGAAGTAATGAAATCAAATGAAATAGAATGTTTTGACTTGAACGATGGTAAACTAGTTTATACTAAAAGTAAAACTAAACAAACAATTAATAAAAAATATTTAATGTCTACATTAGTAAAATGTCTAGAGGATCCCAAAGATGTTGAAAAGGTAACAGAGTTTATATTAGAAAATAGAGAAGAAAAGGTTAGAGAAAGTATTCGTAGAAAGATAGATAAAAAAAAATAATATAATAGATTTTATGCATAAAATATATAAATTAATTATATAGATAATTTATAAATGAATCCAAAAAGTAATTATCGTCAGCAATTATTAAATAAAACTTTAACAAATAAAAAAAAATTTATAGTAAATAAAGATTCAATTAATAATCAAAATTCAATTATAATTGAACCTCCAAAATTAAAAAAGAAAATACAAGAAACATCTAATGTAAATGAAATAAATTATCATTTAGATAGTTTAAAACAGACAATTGATGTAGAAAAAGAAAATACTGTATTTATTTGTATTTATACTATACAAAAGAAAAAAACAATAAATCCCTATCTTCTTTATTTACTTTACAACGATAACGAAAAAATGAATTTTCCTTATTTTAAATACGACAGTGGAGAATTATTAAATATATGTAATGAAAAGGTTTCATCTATATTAGATTCCTCATATAAATTTAAAGGATTTTTAAAACAAGACAACCATATATATAGTTTTTACGAGCTCGAGAACGATTCTTATATTCCCTCATTAATAGAAAAAACAGATAAATGGTGGTTCGCATTAATATATGAAATTTGTTATTTAAAAAAATTACTTCATTTTGACATAGAACAATCTGTTATAAGTTGTTTTATTAATAATCCATTTTTAACATTATTATATGATAATAACAATGTATCACATGAAGTACCGTTATCGCTATATAAAGGTAGCTATAAAAATGAGTTAAAATATTTGTTTTCATTTGGTTCTCGTCAAGCAATTTCATCGAAATTGCTACATGGTCAATATTATTATTATTACTCATATGATTCAGCATGTAGATATGGTTTATGGACAATCGACTTTAAAGAGAATAATCCACATACTGATAATAATTATGGTAGATATATTGAAGGAGGAATCGTTAGATATGCTGTGTTTGTAGGCAATACAAAAGTATTTATAAATACAAATACTCAGGATAATAGTAGTAATATTTTAGATAAATATAAAAAAATTAGTGATAATAAAGGATTATGGGCATATGAATATGATTCAGTATTTATAGGAGATGTAATAATAGACCAACATACTCATATTGGTTATAGATATACAATTAAAAGTAATGATCAAATAGATAGCTTATCATATCATTATTTAGATAAATCTGAAATAGGATCAATGTATAATTCAAAAAAAAAATATGAAATTATATAATATAGAATGGCTGATTATAACAAAATGGCGATGAATATAGGATTTATTGTATTGGTTATTTACATTTTAATAAAAGCAATTACAGCAATTTTTGATTTTTATGGTATATCACCTGCAAGTTATATTTCTTATATTTTATTTTTTATTGCATTAGGTATATTTGGCGGAATATTACCTAATATCAGAGGAGGAATATTTTATAATTGATATTATTTAAATTGTTTTTTGTTTAATATAAAAAATTGAACTAGAAATAAAATTATATGTAATATTAATAATAAAATGGAGAAAAGAATTAATAAAAAAATATCTGAATACACATCTACATATAAACTTCATATTAAAGATTCATTGTTGAAATTATGTGAGGAAAATTTAATCGAAAAAGAAAAATTTGCCAATGTTATTCAAACATTGTATGATTATCCTTCACTATGTTTAACACAAAATGATTTTCAAAAAAGAAAAAGAATTAAAAATATTGTTCCATTGCACGAAAGGTGTTGCGCTTTAAAGGCGGCAAGTCAACAGTGTACTAGAAGAAAAAAAAATGATTCAGATTATTGTGGAACACATGTAAAAGGAATTCCATATGGTATTGTTAGCGCCAGTGATATAATTAATGAAAATTCGGAAAGTGTAGATAAAACAGTAGTAGTAACAGCCCATGACTTTAGCGGTATTATTTATTATATAGATGATACTGAAAATGTATATGATACAGTAGATATTCATAACAATAAAACAAACCCAAAGGTTATAGCAAAGTATACTATTGATAATGGTATTTATAAAATTCCTCAATTTAATATTTAAAATTATTTTGATTTAAAATTAAATATATTTTTTTTTATATATGAATAACGATATAAAAAATATATTTAAAATAGCTGGTTTACCTTTTGAAGAATTAGAAGACATAAATGGTTTAGTTATTGAAAGAGACATATTATTAAATGATACAAAATATGAGTCTGTAAAATTAAAAATACCAGAATTAAAAAAATATTTAAGTTCTTCTTGTTTAACTAGTCTCCAAAAAGATGCCAATAAAAAACAAAAATGGCCATTGTTAAATTTAGTTAGACAAATATTAAAAATATATTATTTTAAAATGGAGCCAATTAGAAAAAGTAATGGTTATACAAAAGAAGGTAAAAAAATATATAAACGATTATTTTTACTTAAAAAAATAGAGCATGTAAAAATAAATATAGAACCATCACAAGATAAATAAGGAAGTAGTTAAAGATAAATAAACATAATTATCTTATATGTATACATTCATTGCATCTTTGTTAGTATATATAGCTTTATTAAAATGGAATAAAATATATAAGATAAAATATATTCATATTCATAATATAACAAATAATGAATATAATCAAATGATAGAACAAAAAATGAAAAATTATAATCCATATGAACATTCAGAACTTCATTTAGCATGATTTAAATTTATTATTGTTTTTAATATAATTGGTTTTTAATATATTATCAACATATTCATTATCCTTTTCATCTTCAAATTGTAATCCATTTGATTTACTTGTAGAATTTATATAAATAATATGAATATTATCATTTATTTCTATATAATGATCATTATCATTTTTATTGTATAGAAAAACCAAACAAACTATTTTAAAATTATTAGTTTTTTTATTTAAAATATCTCTTAAATTTTTTAAATTATCGAAAATTTTACTAATTAGATTTGTATGTATTATAGTGACTAAGAAAATTTTTTCTTTCTTAGATTGGCATAATAAATGAAATCTATTTATGCATCTAATAAGATACTCATAATTATGTTTTATGCGCATATCTCTATGAGGAAATAAATTTGATTTATATTTTGAATGTCCACAATTATTATTATAAGATTTATTGGAATAATCTATATAATATTTCTTCTCTAGTAATTTATTGAAATTATTTTCAATACAATCTTTTATTATAGTAATATTAGAAAACATCCAATCAAATGGATATGATTCTTTTTTTAGATTATTTCTAATTAAAATCTTAGAAGCTTGACAATGAAATCCTAGAGAACAAAATAAAGTCATATAATTTGCACATAATTTATAAATAAACAAAAAATTGATTTTATTTTATAGATTTTATAGAATTTAAATACTTATAATGGAAACACTATTTCCCCATATTGATATTAAAAGCAAATTTAATTTTGTAGGTTTTCATAACAAAAATTACAATTTAAGTAATATCAATTTTGTTATGAAAAAAATAGACCTTTTTAAAGAAAAACAAGTCATGAATCTTCATTATAATGATCCTATACATAGTCAAAGATAAATTAGAATTTAAAATCTCCCCAGCCATTCATTAATACTTTTTGCTCATTTATATTGAAAATATATGTTCCATTTTTTAATTCGAATTTACCTTTCACTTCTGTTAAACTGTTATTAGTTAAAGGTAAAGTACTCTCATAAGGCACAGATACCAATTTATTGGTAGGATCAATTAGTTGTTTATTAGTTATTGAAGGTACTACATTTGATACAAATATATTACTAGTATCAAAATTTAATGGATCTTGTAAAAAAGAATTAATATTTATTTGATTATTTCCTTTTAATCTACCAATTAAATCAGCAAGACTTTTTTCTCCATTATTTAATTGAACATACCATTGTTCAAATTCTTCATTCACTAATTCATTTTCTCCTAAAGGAGAAATCATCTTAATGATTGCTGAAATAGCTGTATGGTCAAATTTTAAATTAGATGTAGATGTGTCAGTCATATAATTTATTTAAATATTATTTTTTTATTAAACTTTTTAATATATTTGTTTTTTACTAAAATGTATTAGTAAATTAGCATGATCAATTATATCATTGTGCTTATATAATGACTTTAAACGAATTATATTATCGTTTTTATCGTATATAATTGGAATTAATTTTTTATTATGATAATTATAACAAGAATCGCATATTATGAAAGTTCCTATATCACGACAGCTATTATCGTCATGTATAATGTTACATCCATTACATAGTATCATATTTTACTTGATTTGATTTGATTTGATTTTTTGTATATTGAATACTTAATAAATATAAATCAATTTTATTTACATTATCAATAAAAATGTTTTAAATATTTTATTTGTATTGATATATATATATGATTATTCCATTTAATTCTATTTTTAATTTTATTACTATAACATGCCGAAGATACAATATTGATGAATCCCATGGTATATTACATAGTATGGATGTATTAAATAAAGCAAATAACATTATTAATTTTGATCCTAAATTAAACAAAAATGATAATATAGATAGAGAAATTGTGTATACAACAGCCTTGTTACATGATATGTGTGATAAAAAATATATGGATGAGAAAATAGGGATAAGTAATGTGAAAAGGTTTCTCTCTAATGATTTAAATTATAAAAAAGAAAAGGTGGATGTAATTGGTGATATCATTGGAACTATGTCTTATTCTAAAGTTAAAAAAAATGGATTTCCAGAATTAGGTGATTATCAAACAGAATATAATATTGTGCGTGAGGCCGATTTAATGGCTGCTTATGATATTGATAGAGCCATTATTTATAATATGACGAAAAGTGATACTGATTTTGAAAGTGCATTTATAAACTCGAAATTATTATATTATGATAGAATGGCTAAACATCATGAGGATGAATTATTTACTTTTGATTATACCAAGAAGGAAGGAGAGAAAATGAATGCTGTTTGTTTACAAAAAATAAAGGATTATAATAAAATGCTACAATAAATTCGCCGATAAATAATAGTATAATTTTTATAGTATTATTTATTTAATATTTTAACTATATTATTTTTTTACATGTTAAGCTGGAGGAATGGTAGTGACATCATATGTCCCATAGAAGTCAACATTACTAGCAGGAGAACTTATACCATCTATTTTATCATTTGATATATAAACAGTCACACCACTAGTAGCTATTGATGCAAACGCACTCGCTCCAATAGTTGTTAATTTAGATCCTTCTTCAAATATTATTGTTTTTAATGACCGATTAGAAAAAAATGCCCGACTTCCAATACTTGTTACATTGGCTGGTATAGTAACGGACGAGAGCGACTGTTCTCTGAACGCCCCGTCACCAATAGTTGTTAATTTAGATCCTTCTTCAAATATTATTGTTTTCAATGCCTTGTTACTACCCGCGAATGCGCTATATCCAATACTTTCTACATTAGCTGGTATGGTAATGGAGGTCAATAATGGCAAATTTTTGAATGCATTATCTCCTATAGTTTCTAATTCAGATCCCTCCTCAAATGTTACTGTGGACAATTTTTGTGGACCAAGGAATGCCCCATTTCCAATACTTTTTACACTTGATGATATTGTAACGGATACTAACTCATTTTTACCATAGAACGCCTCAAGTCCAATGCTGGTTACATTTGTTCCCATATCTACAGATGAAACAGAATAACTAGAATCATAACCAAGATTACTCGCTTGATAACTCGAGCTTCCAAGCTCACCTACAATATCTCTTTCTATTCTTATTTCATCAGTAATGCCTGTAGTATCGTCTGTATAAACGAAAGTAAAAACAGTTGGTCTAGGTTGTATTACTGTAATAGTAACTTGCCCGGCTCCATAAAATGATGACACCTGTCCACTCACAGTTGGAATTGATGGATCAGCTCCAGCAGCATTCAATGTATCAATCGTATCTGAATATAATGTTACAGATGTCAAACTTGACGCATTTTGGAACGCCATATATCCAATGCTGGTAACACTTGCTGGTATGTTAATGGAGATCAAACTTGACGCCCCATTGAACGCAATAGTTCCAATGCTGGTTAATTGAGAATTTGCTTCAAATATTACCGAGGTCAAACCTGACGCATAATAGAATGAGGTACTTCCAATGCTGGTAACACTTGCTGGTATGTTAATGGAGATCAAACTTGACGCATAATAGAACGCATGTGGGCCAATGCTGGTTACACTTGCTGGAATGGTATATGATGAATCTGTGCTACCTATTGGATATTGAATTAGTATTGTTTTATCATTATTAAATAATACTCCATTCTCATCACTACTATAGTTATTATTATTAGCATCAACTGTTATTGAGGTCAAACTTGACGCATCTAGGAACGCCTGATATCCAATGCTGGTAACACTTGCTGGTATGGCAATGGAGATCAAACTTGGCGCACCAGAGAATGAGGTACTTCCAATGCTGGTTACACTTGCTGGAATGGTATATGATGAATCT